GAATCTAAACGATCTGCATATAATGCTCAAGAAGCGGCATACGATGCCGCTATAGATGCATTTAATTCTGCATTCTTAAATAAAGTTCGAAGTGCCATAGGTGCAGGATTATTAAATATTTTTGGAGATAATCTTAAAATATCTATCGACCGTAAATATAATTATCATACTTCTACTTACTCATATATTATTAACTTCAGATATAGCTCGGGCCGGTCTGATGTTTACTATACTTCTAATGGTCGATATGGATATAAAGGTGTACCTTTTCAATTATCTATATTTGTAGATACCGAGTCAACCGATAATGCTGTTATTCACAGCCCCATACTAGATTCTGTTGATGCTCTTCGTCCTGAAGATTATGAGATGCTTCAAAGCGAAATACAGTTTTTCAAGGTTATTGATACTATTGATTGGGGCACAATATTAAAAGAAGCAGAAGCTGCTACTCCAGATAGTTCGGACTATATAACTATGGAGAAACCTCAGCCTGTAGATTCTGCTGCATATGCTAGAGAAAGAGCTTCAGCGATTATTTCTAAGATCATAGGTAAAGATTTGTGGTTATCTGTCGACATAGATCGAGGCCCTAATTTTGATTCTGAAAGATATGACTATGGTGATGTTATTGGAAGGGGGTATGCCAGATTTATTAAAGAAACTTCAGCATACTATTTCTTCAATTGGGTGGAACATAGGCTTGCTACTTCTGGTGATCTTAACGCATATGCACAGTCTAGAATGCTTACCAGACAAATTAAGCTCAAGAAAGCTTATTTTACAGTTCCGGATAAGCCGAAATATTTGTCCACTGATGATATAATCGATATAATAGATGAAGCATAGATAAACCTTAAATACTACTGAGGTATTTATATTATGATTACATATAAAAATATAAGCTGTTCTGTGAAGACTTTTTACGGAGTAACCTTTATGCCTAATGATGTTAAGGAGGTTTCTGGTTACATCAATGATAGAGGTATGGTGCGGGTATTTAATGTTAAGAAATCTGCACCAAAGAAGCGCACTTATAACAAGAAGCCCGTAATAAGTGAATCTAAACCTGTAGATTCTACCTCAACAGAAAATATTAATTTAGTTAAACTTGACAAGGAGGAAACACCTAATGGCTAACATTAAGGTAAATGAGATTACACGGAACTATTCGTACAATATGCGAGATACAGACTATTGTACAGTAGCTATGCCCATTACTGCATGTTGGGGTCCTGCATTTGAAGATCCTGATAGTTTGGGCGTAGATACAGCAACTGCTCTTGAGAATACTGGGTGGAGCAGATTCCCGGCTACACAGGAAGGTTTAGAGAGATTTGTTGCTACATTTAGAGGTCCTTCCTCTAACTATAGAATTACTAAGGATTATTCCTATCAGATGGCAATGACATTGCTTACACAGGGATATGCCATTCTTGCTTGCAGGCTTTGCCCTGGTACTCGTGCTTCTGCATCTATCCCCGAAGTCGACGAAGATGGTTCTACTGGAGCAACAGGATCTCTTGAGATTAAAGCAAAATATGCAGGTACTTTTGGTAATAACTTAAGAGTTAAGATCACGAAGCAGCCTTTGGGAGCTAATACTTTCTATCTTAATCTTATTGTATATTCCGTAGATGCTACCGGTGGTCAAACTGCTGTTGAGAACAAGGTACTTGTTCTTGATCCTGCAAATGCTACAGATACTATCCCTTCTGTAGATGGTCTGGAATCTAACTTCTTAACATTTGCACTTTCAGGTCAGCCTACCGAAGATGATTTAGTAACTACTGTAAATGTAAGTCTCACTGGCGGTGCTGATGATTTCGCTCTTGGTACTTCTGCTTCAGCGATGGTTCAGCAAGCTATCGATTTTGCTGATGCAAGATTTGATGATGGTGCTGAAACATCTACATATGTAAGAGCACTTGAGTCAGTTAAGAATACTGCAACAGTAACTCAGGCAGCAGCATTGAGATTTAATGAGTGGGTATATACACATCTCGTAGGTACTGCTGCATATGATGGAGTATATGATCTTTTAACAGATGAACTTACATATAATCCGAATAGAATTATCAGCCCTTGGGATGATCAGAATATTCTTTCTATCAACCCGGATATGATAATCACAAACATGGCAGTATCTCCTATTCATAAGAAATTGTTAGATGTTGCTTATGTCAGCAGATGTGCTACCGCATATATTGATATCCCTAAATCCTTACCTAGAAATAGAGTTTGGGATGAAGATGAAGATAATCGTGGATATGCTCAGCTTCTTTCAGCTCTTGCAGAAGAGAAGAATGATCCGTTATATACAACTCATTCTGCATTGTTTGCACCTTGGGGTCAGTATCAGTATGTAGGTACTGGAAGACAAGCTCCTGCAACTCCTGCATTTATGGCATTACTTATTGAGCGTGCAATGATATTAAATCAGGCATCTCAATATGAATGGGCTATGCCTACATCTAGAGTAAATAATGTTGCATTAGGTAAGCTGGATTATACAGTACCTAAGACTCTTATGGATCAGTGGCAATCTTCTGAAGGTGTTAGAGTTAATATTATTACAACTCTTCCTGACATGGGTACTACTATCTGGGGTAACTCTACATTATTTAATGTACCTCCGGCAACATATCAGGCATTAGCTAATCTTTCTACAAGAAAATTATTCAATGCTGTAGAAGATGTAGTATTCAAAGTAGGTCTTGGTATTCAGTGGCATTACAGTAATCAGGAATCATTCTCTAGATTCTACACCGGAGTAACTCCTTTACTTGATACTATGAGAGATATTGGAGCTATTGAAGATTATGCAGTTCAGATGTCTGCTGATGTCAATGGATTAGATACAGTAAATGCTAATTCGGTAATTGGTACAATTGTACTCGTAGTCAATGGTGTTATTGAGAACCTCACAGTTGACCTTATTGCACTTCCCCAGGGATCTGTAGCAGCTGAAGGACTTAATGGATAAACCACTTAACTGTCACCTCTATTATATTATTACTGCTAAAGGGTACATCAGCAATGGTGTACCTTTTAGTCTATAGGATCGTTATAGTATTAAAGGAGATATTTGCGATACATGATTTTGATTACACTACATACAGATTATAGAGATAAGATCCCAAGCAGATTCTATGAGCATACTCTTTATGCTACTGATGCTAATGGAGCTTATGATATTGCAATCTCCTTGTTGAACATGATTCAAAATAAGTATCCAGTGGATTTGACGCTTAAAGATATGCTAAATATTGGGCAGGAAGTAAGAACTTCTGCGAAACGACATACCCCATATCAATGCAGATTCTTTGATCTTGATTATAGATACTATGCTGGAGGCTAATAAAATGGATTCTAATAAAATTGCTGAGCAGATGATGAATGATGTCATAGATTTAGGTATTGATACATTGCTTAAGTTGGTCAGTATTTGTGATAAATATCACTTGGACATCCATGCTATGCCAGATCTTGTACAATCTTTGATTATGGTAATGGAATCTAAAGTCTCTTCCGGACTTGACCATATAGATGTCGAGGAATTAGAGCATTCCCTTGACATGGATAATATCCCAGAATCCAATATCTAACCTTAAATATTTATAAATTTGAGGGTATTATATGTTTGAAGAACGATATGAGTATAATGGCTATACCATAGTTGAGACAGATGATGGCATATTTGTAGGCAATATGGAATTTATTTCTTACGAGGATGCTGAAGAGTGGATAGATAGTCAAGTAAATAGTACTGATGATTCAGCAAGTTCTACTTTTGATTATGCTGAACTGCATACATATCGAGTATTTTTTACTCCTCCAAAAGGTGATCAATATAATTCGGTACTTGCTCCAGATTGTATTGATGAAGAAGAAGCTATAGATTGGGTAGAAACTGAATATTGTCCCGGATCTACAGTTAGAGATATTCAATTGTGGGATTGATTAGAAAGGAAATAATGTTATGAAACGATTAGTTTACAGTAGTTATGATCTAGCGAGTATTGAAAAAGTATCTCGGGATATATTTAATAATTTGATGGATACTCATAGAGAAGATCTGTCAAATCATACAGATGAAGCTGTTAAACTTATTGAAGATGCAATTCATACACAATATCCCGAATATAATTTTGATTCTCAAGATATTGATGATATTATAGACGCAGTATTCGATACGGTAGATAGTTATAATTCCACATGGTCTGACTACTTCGGAAAATTTGCTTACGATAAGTATGGCGATAGAATAGCAGATATCTTTAAAAACCGGATCATTAGCAAAAGGCGTGATGATTTAGATAAGGACTATGGTGATGAAGTTATAGGACTTAGAGCCGCTGCTAAGCGTATAGGTATTACAACTTCGATGATTTTAGAAGCTCTTGAAGGCATGTGCTATAATAATAAAGCTTATGAATTTGATGATAGTCATTATTTTGTAGGTAGTTATGATGATTGGAAGAAGTTCAGTGGGTCGTAAAATGGGATTTATTCACTCAGCAGAATTAGTTAGATATAATGCTAATACTAGAGGTACTAATACTCAAGATTGCTCAGTACGCTCTATTTCTTTAGCGTTTAATATGGACTATCGTAAAGTTAAGCAAATACTAAATGACTGTATGCGTAAATCTCGAGGTCATGCATATAATAGTTCTAATAACATTAAATATGCCTTAATTCATGAGTTTAATGTTCCAGAATCAGATATTTTAGATATAAGAACTCAGGAATTAACTGTGGCTGAATTTGCCGATCAGAATCCCTCAGGCACATTTCTAATCGGATGTAGTAAAAAACCTAATCCGCCATCAGATTATGTTTTTGGTGGTCATCTAGTAACTATCATTAATGGTAAAATATTTGATACCTGGGATAGCCGAAATTATTATGTATGTAAATGTATTGAAGTAAAAGGTGCCGTAGCAAATATAGATAGTCAAATTATTTCATTGACTGATTATATATCCAATGAATGGCTTAAAGATGAGGATACATCTAAATGGTGGGATACTGCTTTTAAAGCTTCATTAAATCACTCTATAGATAAGAGCCGTAGGTTGAAGAAGCTTGCAGAAGATAATAATATCACTATTACTATCAATGGAGATTGGAGAAAGGTAAACTACTCCTCTCTTATATTTAGTATCCCAATGACTTTTGAGTTAATTATTCCTGAATATGATATATCCCAGAATTTTAATAAAACCCTCAAAATTCAATTGAAATCTACAGTTCAGCCAGATCGTACTGCTGTAGAAGATTATTTATATGCAGCACTAGATGAGAAGATATCTGGCGTTGTCTGGTCTATTGCTAAAGTTGCAGAAGATGATATAGCTGGGTATAAGTTAGTTAAGGATGTTCAGAATGATTCTTCTATAGATTACTTCTGGAGCGTTCAAGATAAGAAAATGTTTAATGCCCTACCTTACTGGATTAGGAGATTAGCTACAGATTTTTATGTTGATAGATATAACTCCTGGGGAGAAAATCTCCAGCGCATTGTATGGAAGATCCGTCCATTGCCTAATGACACAGAAAATAAATCCGGTACTTTAAAATTTGATGCCGATGACAAAGGCATGCTAATGGCAATGTTAGATCATTATAAAGAAACTGGCAATTACGATGAAGCTTATGATATCAGATACAATTATTGAGGGTAGATGATGAAAGAAGACAGAACTCGCAATACCTTCAAATATAGAGGGTATGATATTTTTGTAGAATATGATCCAGAATCAGTGTCTAATCTATCATTTAGCATACCTGATCAATCCCTGCCTAATTCATATTTCACATTTGCCTATTTTGATGATGTAGATCGGTTCATTAGTTGTGGGTTAGACTGGGATAAGTTCTCAAATAAGTAGAAGTTGGTGTAGAGCCAGATTTTCTAATGTTACAGAAATGTTAATTCTTAAATTATTTAAGAATTTATGTACAAATTGCCTTCGTTTATAGTATAATGATAATGTAAAGATACACCTTTAATCGATAGTTCAAGTGAACGAAAGGAGTAATGTATGATACAGATCAGAGAATATAAGATCACAGTTAAGAGCTGGATGCTCAAGAAATCTTCTCCAGACTTCGATTTCATGTCCACTTGGAATAATGATGTTCCAATGCCTTTAATGGTAATGTATGGCTACAAGGTAGCTGAAACTTCCCGTATGATTAAGATGGTACTTCATGGAGACCTTAAGGATAAGGTTACTCAGCGTTGCATGATGTGCGGGAAGATTATTAATAACCCCGTTTCCAGGTATTTCGGCGTTGGTCCCGTCTGTGGTGGACATAATTATGTTAACCCCTTCGAGAATGAAGAAGATCTCAAAGCAGCAGTAGATGCTTTTAGATATAAGTTGGTTAATACTACATGGACCGGCTGGATTGCTAAAAGCGCTATCACTTCTATAGATGATGATCCCACTTTTAGCTGGTCAGTCTTTAATGACATGGAGCTTCATGATGATCCTGATAAGGTTGATAACCCTGAGATCCTCACTTCAGCTCCTGAGGATACCTCTACAACTGGTAATACCACTACCTCAGATATTATAGCCACCGTAGATAAGCCTACTCGCGGCACCGAAGAATATTCTGTTTACCTTCAGTTTAGATATAACCCCGTCTGGAAAGACGCTATTAAGTCCCTGCCTGTAAGATTCTGGGATAGTGATCGTAAGCAGTGGGAAATCCTTTACAGCGAGCTTAATGATCTTCAGGAGATGCTCTATGGAGTAACTTTTGAAATTATTGGTGATGATAAGGTTCAGAAATCTACTTCAGATATTCCGGCTGAATTCTCCTATAAGACTACTCCCTATAATCATCAGGTAGAAGGTTTGGAGTACGGATTAACTCATGATCGTTGGCTTCTCTGTGATCAGCAGGGTTTAGGTAAGACGAAGCAGCTCATCGATCTGGCTGTAGCTCGTAAGTTTACTGATGGATTTAAGCACTGCTTAATCATCTGCGGTGTTAATGGTCTTAAGTGGAACTGGGTAGAAGAAGTAGCTACACATTCTAATGAAGGTGCTTATATCCTCGGTCAGCGTGATATCCTTCGCGGTATTAATAAGGGTAAGAAGCGTATCGGTTCTAATCAGGATAAGCTTGAGGATGCTAAAAACCTCAATAGCATCTCTGAATATTTCATTATCACAAACGTGGAAACTCTCAGAAATTCCGCTATCGTAGAAGTTCTGGCTAAAGCCTGTGAAGATAATATCATCGGCCTCGTAGCCATAGATGAGTTCCATATGTGTTTTGATTATAATACATTAATTCATACAAATATCGGAGATATTTCTATCGGTGATATAGTAACTAATCGTTTACCTGTATCAGTACTCACATATAACGAATCTACTCAAGCTGTTGAGTGGAAAAATATTAAAAATTACTATACTAATTGTGTAATGCAACCCCTATTGGAACTTACGATAGATACTCCGAATGGGATTAAAACCATTAAATGCACAGATACTCATAAATTTTTTACTAAGAATCGTGGATGGGTATGCGCTAAAGATCTTACATCAGACGATGACCTTGTTTACAGTTAATTTTTTATTTCTATTGGGATAGTGTTATAATATAATTATATACACTTTGAAGGAGATATTATTATGATTAAAGTCTGTTTATACTGTGGCAAAGAATTTAAAGGTGATCGTACATCAAAATACTGTAGTAGGGAATGTGTACATAAATCACAGATTCGTAAAGTTTCTCTCGTATGCCCAATATGTAATAGAACTGTATTAGTACGAAATGGTGCAAAATATTGTGGCAGAGCTTGTGCAAATAAAGCCAAAATAGTTAGACCTGTTAGAGAAACTTTTTCTAAGAAATGTAAGATTTGTAATAAACCCTTTAAAACTGTGAAATCCAATAAAGAGTGCTGTAGTGCTAAATGCCATAGATTACTTATAGAGCAGCGGATGATAGAAACACATTCAGAAGAATATTTAGCTGCAGTTAAACAGGGGCGATCTGCGACATTAAAATATCTGTGGACTACAGAAGGATTTAGAGAAAAATATAGTAATCGAATGCACATTAATAACCCTTCTCAACGACCAGAAGTTGCTGCTAAAATTAGAGCATCTCGTATAAGAAATAATTCATATACTAATAATTTTAAATATGGTAACGGTATTATGTCTCCAGAAGAGCAGATTGCTTATGAATATTTAAAAAAATACGATTTTATTTATAACTATGCTATACCTACTAAACCTGTTCGAAAAATGTACCCGGATCGTAGGTATCCTTTTTGTTATAAGCCGGATTTCGTTAATTTGGAGCATCATTTATGTATTGAAATTGATGGTAATAATCATACTAAACCTTATCAAATTGAATTAGATCGAAAGAAAGATGGTTGTTTAGGTTTACTCGGATATCGTGTTATAAGGTTTAGTAATTCACAAGTAGCTAACGGTGAGTTTATAAAGGAGGTGGAGGAGATATGTCACATTTGGTAAGTAAGCATTATTGCACAAATATCACAGTAAATGCGTATGACATTGAAGTCGAAGATAATCATAATTATTTTGCCGAAGGTATTTTAGTACACAATTGTAGGAACACATTTGCTCAGCAGGCGCAGGGAGTACTTCAGCTCCAGCCTAAGTATCGTGTAGGTATGACCGGTACACCCCTTATGAATACTCCGATGGATTTCTATCAGATCTTCAAATGGTTAGGTTATCAGCCTTACGGTTATAAGCAGTTTAGAAGCCACTTCTGTATCTTCGGTGGCTATGAGGGTAAGGAAGTTGTAGGTTATAAAAACTATCAGGACATCGAAAAGGTTCTCAATAAGATAATGCTTCGCAGAACAAAGGAAGAAGTTCTCGATCTCCCTGAGAAGGTTTATATTACAGAATATGTTGAACTTTCTGATGAGCAGCAGAGAAATTACCGAGACGCTTTTGAAATTGCAAATGCTAAGCTCGATCGTGATACAGAATATAATCCCTTATCTGAAATCATCAGACTTCGTCAGGTTACAGGTAATTGCGGACCCTTTGAAAACTTGCTGGATAATCCTAAACTCGATAGACTTGTTCAGCTCGTAGAAGAAGCTATTAATCAGGATGATAAGGTAGTTATCTTCAGTCAGTGGGCAGAAATGATCAAATTAATCCAGAAGCGGTTAGCTAACTTCGGTACTGTAACTATTACAGGTGATACTAAGGACAACGAAAGACAGGCCATAGTCAATAAATTCCAGAACGATCCTGATACAAAGGTATTTATCGGATCTATCGGAGCCGTTGGTGTAGGTTTTACTCTAACAGCAGCGTCAACTGTAATCTTTACAGATGAGCCCTGGACATATGGAGCATATGAACAGTGCGTAGACAGATGTCACAGAATTGGCACAACAAAGACCGTTACAGTACATACTATCATCGCTCACGATACTATCGATGAAGTAGTACATGATATCGTAAGCACAAAGAAGGATTTAGCTGAAAGATTCACAGATAAGTCCAACTACACAATTCTTAAGAACTATTTCTTCGGTAAGAAGAAGGTAGCATGAAAGGAGGTTTACTATGAAATCATCGCCTAAATTTACTTTTACTGTAGTAGCTAATAATCAACCAGTAACTGCACTAGCTAATCTTACTTTCACTGAAGAATGTTGGGATCATATACAATCTGGTAAACTTGAATATTCTGATATTTCTCTCAATGGAGCTAAATATATCAGCGGCTCAGTTTGGATAGGCTCCACGAATGTTCAGAAGATCACCAGAAAACTATTTACAGATTTAACTGGATTTTCAGCATAATTCAATGACAATCGTTATATCTATATATATATAAATAGATATCAATAGCCCAGGAGGATTCCAGTATGTGTAAGAACAAGACAGAATTGTACAAGATCGCAAAGGAATATAAGGCATTACTTAAACAGAAAACTGAGATTGAAGCCAAACTTAAGGAATTGAAGGCTGAGCTGGAGCCTTATGTTATGGAGCATGGTGTACCTGTTAACTCAAATGGTACTCGTATGTGCTACAGTCGTAACTATAAAATAACTTGTATCCCTTGTTTAAGAATAGATCCTGATCGAGATAAGTTACAGAAATTTTTAGGGGATAGCTATTCTCTCTATACTAAGAATATAGAATATACTCAACTTCGAGTCAGTTAAGACACTTTGTGAGGTATTTCTATGATACATACAGATCCTAAACTCCCTAATGGTGGTGGAGAAGTTATACAAAGAAAATATTCTTTAGATGATAAAGCTAATCTCGAAAAAGCTATCATTGATGAACTTTGGTATCATTTGACTCTACTAGAACAGAAGATAGATGAAAATGCCTTATACAATGTCTCAAATTTCTGAAGCAATCTATACTTATAGAGAACTTATAAGTATATATTCTCCCGAAAGTTACTATGTTGGGGATTATGTAGATGAACAAGAAGCAACGACAATATAAACGAGCTGTAGCTAATAGAGAAGTATATCAGCCGCCCAGAAAGCCTCCTATACCTTCACCAAAGATCTATCAGCTTAAGAATCGTTATAGAAGGTGTAAGAAAATTTTGGAGGTAGATTTTGATGGCTAATGATACTAAAATCGCTCAAGTAAAGCGTCATTTGCTTAAATATCACAAAATCACAGCTTGGACTGCTATCGAGAAGTATAAGGCAACTAGATTAGCTGATATTGTCTTTAAGTTGAAAGCTAAGGGCTGGCCTATCACATCTCATAGAGTCGATTTTGTAGATACTAATGGGAATAAGAGCCATTATGCTCTTTATACTCTCCCACATGGGTGGTCTGATAAGGATTTACAATCTTAAGTAAGATTGATAAAATATATCTGAATTTATAATTATTTTGGAGGTAAGTCATTATGGATACAGCTAAGAAACCCGGCACACCTACTACTATTACTGGTAAGATTGAAAAGTATCTTATGAAGTATAAGAAGATTGCTGTCGGTGATGCCGAAAACTTCTATGAGATTAGACCCGATCAGCTTTATCGATCTATCTACGAGCTCAGAAAGAAGGGTTATCCTATTAAGTCTACTTGGACTGAGACAGATGACGGTGAGAGATATGTAATCTATTCGATTTCATCTAAGTGGTCTAAGAAGAGTCTTAAGCAGTAATTTCTCACTAATACCCACGGGCAAGCCCGTGGGGTTGTCTGACAACCCAGAGTGAGTAGCCTAAGCCTTGGAATAAAGGCTACGTTAAGAGAGAATATATAGTTACCTACGGATGTAGTACTAAGTCTGTAGCTCTAAGGTATGTGATTAAACAGTTCTGTGGTATAGGAATAGTGTTGCATACAAAAACCTCTCATTAACATTGGCGATGGTACACCAACCGCTTTTCGGAACGAGAAACTAAACCTTTTAAAGGTTTAAGAGAGGAGTACGTACTATGGTTTACGTATTAAATCAAAACGGACAGCCTTTAATGCCTACGAAAAATCATACTAAAGTCCGTATTCTTATCAAAAACAAAAAGGCGAAGGTTGTAAAGAGATGTCCGTTTACAATACAACTGTTATATAGCAGCACGAACTATACACAAGAGATTACTTTAGGTGTAGATAGCGGAAGCAAACATATCGGTCTTTCAGCGACTACAAAAGATAAAGTATTATTCGAGTCTGATGTAGAGTTACGGAATGATATAGTAGATTTGCTTTCTACACGTAGACAGAACCGCAGAACCAGAAGAAACCGCAAAACCAGATATCGTAAACCTCGGTTCGATAACCGTATACGTAAGGATGGATGGTTAGCACCTTCGGTTCAAAATAAAGTAGATAGCCATTTAACAGTTATCCGTAAAGTACACGAAATCTTGCCTATATCAAAGATTATTGCAGAGGTTGCAAGTTTTGATATTCAGAAGATTAAGAATCCTGCAATAAGCGGGACTGATTATCAACAAGGCGAACAGTTAAACTTTTGGAATATTCGAGAATATGTGCTTTTTAGGGATAGTCATACTTGCCAATGCTGTAAAGGTAAGTCAAAAGACAAAATCCTTAATGTACACCATATAGAAAGCAGGCATACTGGTGGTAATGCCCCTAATAATCTGATTACCTTATGTGAAACTTGTCATGCTGGTTATCATAAGGGGACTATAACTCTACCGAAGGTCATAAAACGAGGCATGTCTTTTAGGGATGCCACCTTTATGGGAATTACACGGTGGGCTTTCTACAATAAATTAAAGGAATTATATCCAAATGTAAACCTTACTTATGGATATATTACCAAGAATACTCGTATCGAAAACGGGTTACCCAAAGACCATTATATAGATGCTCGTTGTATTAGTGGTAATCCATTAGTAGCGTCAGATGGTACGGTATATTACCAAAAGAAAGTAAGATGCCATAATCGTCAAATACATAAGAATACTATTCTTAAAGGTGGTATTAGAAAACGTAATCAAGCACCATACAAAGTAATGGGATTCAGACTCTACGATAAAGTGAGATGGAAAGGTCAAAACTGTTTTATCTTTGGTAGGCGTTCTACAGGAAGAATGGATTTAAGGCTATTGGATGGCACTAAAATCAATGCGTCAGTAGGATATAAGAATCTCCGTATGTTAGATATGCGTAAAAACATACTTATTGAATCAAGAAAGGTGGTATAAAGCGGTTCCTCCCACAGGCAAGCCTGCGGGTTTCCCGCCGAGAATTTTATGACTAATTTAGATATAAAGCGACAAATCGCCGATATAGTCGGTGATGATCAAGATGTATTAAATACCATAATCATTTTAGAAGGCAATGAATTTGCGGACGGGTTTATAGGCTTATCTACAGACAATCGGGCTGTATGTTCATATGATAAACTTGTAGATTCTCTATCTAGATCTAATAACTGGTCTACTGATGAAGCTATTGATTGGTTAGAATATAACACAATTAGATCATTACCTTACTTAGGCGATAAATCTCCAATAATTATCCATGAGCCTGTGGAGTACGCGATTGAATGATTACCGTAGTTCAAGATAATGATATCTATATTGTCAGGTTCCCATTTAGCCGGGATATCATTCAGTATATTAAGAATGTACCCGGCAGACAATGGGACCCTGATCATAAATATTGGACTATACCTAAAGACAGGCTAGGGTTTTTACTTGCTCAATTTAAAGGTACCCCATATGAGAAGCTGGTAGATGTCTATACTTCAGAGCATATAGATGAAAATGCTTCATTAGACAATACATCAGATATTCCTAATATTGATATATCTAATATTAAAATGGCTGTAGCTGATGGCTGTAAGATCTTCCCTCATCAGGAGGATTTTATGCGCTATGCTATAGATCGACAAAATCGTGGATTATATAGCGGATTCATTTTAGCCGATGAACAAGGTTTAGGTAAGACTCTGGAAGTTATGAATTTAGCACTATATAATCGAAAAGTTCATAAAATTAAGCATTGTCTTATCATAGCTTGTGTTAATAGCGCAAAGTATAACTGGATATATGATATTATTAAACATTCTAACGGTAAAGAAACTCCATATCTTCTAGGTAGTCGCATAAAGCGCGATGGTACTATTAATACATCTACTGGAAGCGAAGAAAAACTAGAAGATCTGAAATGTGGACATATGTATGGTAATAAGAAATATGACAAACTTCCATTTTTCTTAGTTATGAATATAGAAGCCATGCGTATGCGTAGAAATAGACACTATTTAATCCGCGAACAGCTGACTAAGTTAATTAATAAGGGATATATTGGTATGATAGCCCTTGATGAAGTCCACAAGAACACATCACCTACATCTCACCAAGGTGCCCAGCTGCTTAAGCTTAAGAAAGATATTACCACCCGAGTAGAATGGGTACCTATGACTGGTACTCCGATAGTTAATAAACCTACCGATGTATTTTTACCATTGAAATTAGTAGATGGTCATGCTTTTAAGAGCTATGGTGCTTGGAGAAATGAGTTTTGTGTATTTGGCGGATTTGGTGGTTATCAAATCATATCTTATAAGAATATACCTCAGCTTAAGCAAATGTTACAGGCAAATATGCTGAGAAGGCTTAAAAAAGATGTATTAGACCTCCCACCTAAGATCCGGACTATAGAATATGTCGAAAATACACCTTACCAGACTAAATTATATCGCTCCATGCTAAATGATATGCTATCTCATCGAGATGAAATTATGGCTGCGGTTAATCCTATGGTAAAGTTCTTGAAATTACGTCAAGTTAATGGAAATCCAGAACTTGTCGATAAATCTCTTCAGATTGATGGGAATTATCTGCTTAAGAACGCAAAAATGGTGAGATTGCTCGATCTGGTCGATAATATTATCGAAAATAACCAAAAAGTCGTAATTTTCTCAAATTGGGTAGAATCTTTACGCACAGTCTACAGATTTCTCGCCAAAAATTATAAAGTTTGTTGCTACACGGGTACAATGACTCAAGATGATCGTGAAAAGCAAAAGCAGCAGTTTATAAATGATCCAGATTGTAAGATCTTAATAGGTACTGTCGGAGCTTTAGGCACTTCTCATACTCTTACAGTTGCTAACAATGTAATCTTCTATGATGAACCTTGGAATCCCGCTACTTTAGAACAAGCCGAAGATAGATGTCATAGAACTGGAACTACTCAAACAGTTAATGTCTATAGCATTATAACTCGTGAAACTGTTGATGAGAAAGTTCATAATATCATCATGGATAAATTCGGCGTATCTAAATACATAGTCGATAATCAGTTAGACTTCAAAAATAACCCAGATCTATTTGACTTCTTGCTCGGCTATGATAAAGAGCATAAGCAAGATGGTAGCTTGAGAATAGATCAAGTTTAAGGCATACCTTCTTCAATGATAATCGTTATATATCATATAATTCATTTGGAGGTACATATAATATGTCACGAGTATCAACTTTTGCTAATATCGGTACAGATGTATCAACAGCTACTACTTCTCATGAAGTATTATCAGCCGCAGGTCTTGACTATAAAGTAGTTAAGAAGCCTATGTTCTATGCCGATGATTTCGGTAATTATTCAGAATATCCAGATAAGGTATTTACTGTAAATGAATCTTCAGGCCAGATTCTCGGCGTAGTATCTGATAAATATGAGATCTGTCAGAATGCAGATGCATTTAGCTTTATAGATTACATTGGTCAGGACTGTGAGGGTTTCGAGTATGTAAAAGCAGGAGAAACTGGTAAGGGTCTTGTTTACATCATTGCTAAGATCCCTAACATTAATATTCTCGGTGACTCCGTAACACCTTACATCATCTTCCAGAACAGCCACGATGGTATGAACTCAGTAAAGGCTACAATATCTCCTTTGAGAATTATCTGCCAGAATCAGTTTAATGTCTCATTCAGAGAAAGCACAAACACCGTCAGAATAGTTCATTCTGGTCAGATGGATAATAGAATTCTTACAGCCCGCACAATGATGAAGGATGTAGCAGGTTACATGGAGAGTTTCCAGTCAAATGCAGAAACTCTCGCTACAAAGCATGTATCCCATGATGATGTTGTTAAGGTATTCAATGAAGTATTCAAATACCAGCCGGAGAAGTGGTCTGCCAAGCAGCTTCAGAACTTCGAAAATAATCGAGGAGAATTCTTAACTTGCTATAACAGTGATGATAATCAGAATTTCATTGGTACTGCTTGGGGAGTAATTAATGGCGCAGCTGATTATCTTACTCATCATAGATCGGTAAGAAAGACATCTGATGATACTATATTTGTTAATACTACAATTCTTTCAGCTGCTCTCAGTAAGATTTATCAGCAGGTAGCAGTGTAAGCTGAAGATACCTATGCTAATAAGATGAGCAGTAACTCAGGAGACAGATTTATGACTACAGAAGAACGACAGAAGTTAATTAGCGAAGCGTCACAGGCATATTATTCTGATGGGACCTCTAACCTAACGGAT